ATCGCCGGCGATTCCGCCGACGTCGTCAGCGTGCTATCACAAGCGATCGGAGAAGTGGCGCATGACCTTGGCCTCAGCGACCCCGCAGCAAATTAAACACGCCCTCCGCATCGTATGTATCGAAATGGGATTCTATGGACGATTTGCAAGCCCAACTTCTGAACGAGCAGTTCAACCGCCTGAAAGACAGCATCGAATCACGCTTTCGGCGCATCGAACGCGACTTCGAACATCACCGCACCCTGGAAGCGGAGAAAATGACCCACATCAAAGCCCAGCTTGATTCCATCCGCGCGGACCTGGCCGACCACGAAGCCCGCATCCGCACCATCGACGATTCCGTCATCTCTGCCAAAACTTCATCCACCCTCATTCAGGCCGGACAGGCTGCCCTGACCCTCGTCGCCTCCGCGATCGCCGCCTGGCTGGGGGGCAGATCATGACCGCACCCCGCCATGAGCAGCAACGATCAGGTCATTCTGCAGTGCCGCCGCGCCATGTCCGACCCGGCCACTTTCATCGAGGTTTGTTCGACCATCAGCCTGCGCGACTACCAGCGCGGGGTGGCCGATGCCATCTTTCGATCGGTCCAGCGCTGCGATGGCTTGTCTTTCGTGGTCATGTTTCCGCGTCAGTCCGGCAAGAACGAGCTGCAAGCCCAGCTCGAAACCTATCTGCTCGCCTGCTACTATCACATGAACGCTGAATTGGTCAAAGTCTCGCCCACCTGGAAGCCGCAAACCCTCAACGCCATGCGCCGCCTTGAGCGCGTGCTGGATTCCAACCTGATCACCAAGCACTTGTGGACCAAAGAATCGGGTTATATCTACCGTTCGGGCAAAGCCCGCATCTATTTCTTTTCCGGCCAGCCGCGCGCCAATATCGTCGGCGCCACCGCCAACGTTCTGCTGGAAGTGGACGAAGCCCAGGATATTCTGCCTGCCAAGTTCGACAAGGACATCGCCCCCATGGCCGCCTCCACCAACGCCACCCGCGTGTTCTGGGGCACAGCCTGGACCTCGCGCACCCTGCTGGCGCGCGAGCTGCGCGCCGCCCGCCAGGCGCAAAAGCAGGATGGCGTCCGGCGCGTGTTTGTGCTCACCGCCGATGATGTAGCCGCAGAAGTGCCCGCCTATGGCGACTTTGTCGCCGGGCAGGTCGCCCGCCTGGGGCGCACGCATCCCATGGTCAAAACGCAGTACTTTTCAGAAGAGATCGATTCCGAGGGCGGGCTCTTCCCACCCGCCCGTGTGGCGCTCATGCAGGGGTCCCTCCTTCCCCTGCTGGCGCCCATCCCCGGCCGGCTGTATGCCCTCACCCTCGACGTTGCCGGCGAAGATGAAGCCGTCCTGGCGGATCCTGAAACCGGCCAAACCGAAGCCCTTTCCAACCCCCGCCGCGATTCCACCGCCCTGACCGTGTTCGAGGTCGATCTGTCCAGCGTGGATGATCCGCTCATCAACAAGCCCACCTACCGCGTGGTCTTCCGCAAGGAGTGGATCGGAGTAAAGCACGCCAGCCTGTACGGCGAGATCAAAGCCATTGCCGAATTGTTCGACGTGCGCTACCTGGCTGTGGACTGCACCGGCGTGGGCGCCGGCCTGACCTCGTTCCTGTCCGCTTCTCTGGGCGATAAGGTCATTCCCTTTGAGTTCAACATCCGCACCAAATCCGATCTGCTCTGGGATTTTCTCGGCATCATTGATTCCGGGCGCTTTAAAGACTACGCCTTGGCCGGATCCGAACAGGTGGATCCCAGCCTGGCAGCTGCTGCCGCAGCCTTCTGGCAGCAGGTGCAGTTCTGCGAGTTCGAGATCCTGCCCGGTCCGCAGAAGCGCGTGCGCTGGGGCGTGCCGGACGGCCGCCGCGACCCATCTGATGGCTCGCTGGTGCATGACGATCTGCTCATCAGCGCCGCCCTGTGCGCCGCCCTGGACGCCAAAGACTGGTCGGTCAGCGCCCCGACCTTTGTCATCCACGCCCGCGATCCCCTGGATGACCTGGATAAAGGTTTCTGATGCACATTAATTTTATTTCTGATCCCGAAAACTGCCGTAACCCTCTGCAGGAGCAGAGGGTGGAGGCGCCCAAACGCTTGCGACTTCGGGGAGCGAAGCGTGGGGTGTGGATAAGTAAGTGCATAATTCTCCCTTCCGCGCCGAGCAGCGCTAAAATCGCGCTGATCAGCGCGTTTAAATGCTCAAAAAGGGAAAAAATTCCGACTTCTACTAATCGGATAAAGATTGTCTATATCGGAATTTTTCCGACTTTTGCTCTTTTTTCCCTCAAAAAACACGGAAAATTTCCGACTTTTTGCATGTTAAAACACGGAAAAATTCCGTGTTTTACGAAGAAACGCTCGCTCTCTTCCTCTGCTGCTACTGCAGATCTTTTAATTAAGTATTTAAGCAGCAGCAGTAGATCTTTAATACGCGATTTTCCGGAATTTTTCCGGAATCCTCTGCAAGGGCAGAGGATGGAGGTACCAGCCTTTGGCGGCTTCCAGCCGCGCAAAAGCCAGGCACGGAAATTTAATGATTCTTTTCATCGCCGACTATCCTTCGTATGTCATCCTGAGCGCAGCGAAGGATCTCGGCCGGCTTTCATTTGCCGCCCCCGCTCCGGCAAGGCACAAAAAAGGCAGTTCTTCACTGCCGTTCATGCCTTTTTTGTGCTCCTGCGTCGGGGGCTTTTATCCCATTCCCAACTTTGGAGGTGTTTAAATGGTTCCTGGTATTGATGTTTCTCTCTGGCAAGACGATAACTCTACCGCCCGCAAAATGGATTTTGCCAAAGCCTTCGAGAACGGCGCGCGCTTCGTTTTCATCAAGGTTTCAGAGCGCGGCGGCATGGACGAGGACTTTTTATTCAACTGGTCCTCCGCCAAAGCCGCCGGCCTGCTGCGCGGCGGCTATCACTTCTTGCGCTGGGATCTCTCCGGCCTGCTGCAGGCGCGCATCTTTTGCGACCTGCTCAAAGACGACCCCGGCGAGCTGCCGCCTGTGGCCGACTTTGAAGCGCCCATCAAGGACGGCAAGTACCCCAGCAACGCCCTGCTCGAGCAGTTCCTGGTCGAAGTCGAAAACATCCTCGGGCTGCGCCCCATGATCTATACCTCGCCCGGCTTCTGGAACTCCTACGGCAAGATCAAAAATACGTCACGCTTTGATGCCAAGTGGTCCTACTGGCCGCTGTGGATCGCCCACTACACCCAAGCCGAAGCGCCCACCATCCCCCTGCCCTGGAAAACCTGGACCTTCTGGCAGCACGGCGTGTATGCCGAAGGCCTGGCCTACGGCGCGGAGAGCAAAGGCATTGACAAGAACTGGTTCAATGGCAGCCTGCAGGATCTGCATCAGTTTGCCGGCACCTCAGGCGAAACCCCGGTCGAAACCCCCACCCTGCCCGCAGCCGCAGCCCTCGACCTCGCCGGTCTCAAAAGCGCCATAACCTCCGCCGCCTGCCTGGCTGTTGACGACTGGGCGCAAGAACAAGCCGCCGCCGCGGCCTCAGCCGCCAGCCCGCAAACATAAACCAGGACGCCCGCGCCTTGCAGGCGCGACCTGAAAGGTTCATTATGGGAATCTTTGACAACTTTTTTGATAAAACCATCCAGCGGCTGGTCCGCGACCAGCTGGCCGTCATCGAATCGGAAAATAATTTCCTGATCGGCACGCATTCCGCCAGCCAGTCCGAGCGCGACCGCTACACCTACGACCGCAGCGAGATCCTCGAGCAGTCGCTGGAAGCCTGGCGCACCAACCCACTGGCGCGCCGCATCGTAGAATTGACCTCGCAATACATCGTCGGCGGCGGCCTGACCCTCAACTGCAGCCCGCAGCCGGCCGCCGATTTTCTGAACGAGTTCTGGCAGCACCGCCTTAACCGCATGCCCGTGCGCGTGTCCGAAATGTGCGACGAGCTCACCCGCACCGGCAACCTGTTCATCCTGCTCAGCAGCGACCCGGCCGGCATGTCCTACCTGCGCGTGATCCCCGCCTCCCACATTGAAGAGATCCTCAGCCGCGAGAACGACATCGAACAGCCGCTGGCTTTCAAGCTCAAAGCCTCGCTCGAAAACCTCAACCCGGATCCCATCCCCGCCTATGACCCGCTCAGCGATTCCCCCGAAAAACCGGTCATGCTGCATTATGCCGTCAACCGCCCGGCCGGCGCCCAATGGGGCGAGCCCGACCTGGCGCCCCTGCTGCGCTGGCTTTCGCGCTATTCCAACTGGCTGGAAGACCGCGCCCGCCTCAACCGCTACCGCAACGCTTTTTTGTTCGTCGTGCAGGCTAAATTCGCCTCCGAAGCCGCCCGCAAAGCCCGCCAAACCATCCTCAACGCCAATCCGCCCAAGCCCGGCTCTATCCTGGTGGCTGACGAGAACGAAACTTGGAAGGTGCTCTCGCCGCGCCTGGAATCCGGCGACGCGGAAAAGGACGGCCTGGCGCTCAAAAAGATGATCGCGGCCGGCGCCGGCATCCCCCTGCATTTCCTGGCTGAGCCTGAATCCGCCACCCGCACCACCGCCGAAGCCGCCGGCGGACCCACCTACCGCCGCTTCGAACAGCGCCAGGAACACTTCTTGTGGATGATTGAGGATATCCTGCGCGTGGTGGCCGCCCGCCGCGCCATGCTGGATGCCCGCCTGAAAGGCAAGATCGATCTCAGCGTCACCGGCGCCGATATTTCCAGCCGCGATAATGCCTCCCTCTCCCAGGCCGCCTACTACATGATCGGCATCCTGGACGACCTGCGCGATCCTTAACTGATCAGCAACGTGGAATTCCTGCGCCTGATCTACCGCTTTTTCGGCGAATCGGTGGATGCCGAAGCCATGCTGCGCGAAGCCGCTAAGCAGAAAGACGATCAGGGCGTAAACCCGGGCGGCGCGCCCAGCGGCGCATCCTCTGGGGGGTTCCCTACTTCGAAAATAAAAGACCCCTCGCAGCCCTCTGCGGGGGCAGAGGGCGGAGATACCAGCCTTTGGCGGCTTCCAGCCGCGCAAAGGCGAGGCACTCTGCAGCCTCCGGATGAGGATCCCAAGAAGAACCTCAAGGACAAGATCGATGCCTAGATGTTCATGTCATTGCGAGCCAGGCGCAGCCTGGCGCGGCAATCTCGGTTTTTGTAGGGCGGATTTCTATCCGCCGGAAAGGATAATCACCTATGCCCGATATCAATAATCACCAGCACCGCATCAACCTGGAAGCTTCCCAGGTCAACGACCAGGGCGAGTTCGAGATCATCGCCATCACCGCCGGAGACGGCAACGGCTGGAAGTTCACCAGCCAGTCTTTGAAAGCCTCCGTGCCGCTCTGGGAAGGCGTCCAAACCTTCATCGATCACCACTGGTTTGGCAATTCCGTGCACGATCTGGCCGGCGTGTGCTATGCCCCCGCCTGGGATGAGAAATCCCAGGGCGTCAAGCTCACCCTCAAACCCTTGGGACCTGCCGCCCCGGTCCTGGTCGAAATGGGCAAGCAGATCCTGGCATCCCAGGAGATCAAGCCCAATGTAGGCTTTTCCGCTGATATCTCATTCAGCGCTAAAGGCAAAGAGGTGCAGAACATTCTGCGCGTCTATTCAGTTGATTTGGTGGTCAATCCCGCGCGGGGCGGGGAGTTCATCCGCCAGATCTATCAAAAGCTTCAAAGCGATAGAAAGGAATTTCTAATTATGCCTAAACTCAATCCTGAACCAAACGAAACACCCTTAGAAGCCCCCGCCCAGCAAGCTCTGCCCGGCGTGGAGCTCGTCCAGCAGCGCATCCAAGGCGATAAGCAAGCCATCGATCAGCTGTTGAATGTGCAGGGCAAGCTCTCCGAGCTGGAAAGCGAAGCCGAAAAAGCGCGCGCGCTGCGCGTGCAGATGTGCGCTCAGTTCCTCGAAAGCGCCCTGGCAGCCGCCAAGCTGCCCGCGCCGGTCGCCGAACGCCTGCGCAAGCAGTTCACCGGCCAGCTTTTCGAGGCCGAAGAGCTCACCGCCGCCATTGAAGACAGCCGCGCCATGCTCAGCGAGTTGACCGGCGCGTCGGTCGTGCAGGGCGCGCGCATTCATTCCGTCTTTGATTCGCGCGACAAGCTGCAAGCCGCCGCCGACGACCTCCTGGGCGCGCCGCGCGATAAGGAGCTGCAGGAGCTTAAAGTAGCCAAATTGTCCGGCATCCGCGAGCTGTACCTGATGCTCACCGGCGACTACGACCTGCACGGCGGTTTTGATCCTCAGCGCGTGCAGTTCGCCACCACCGCCGATTTCACCGGCCTGGTTAAGAACGCGCTTAATAAGATCGTGGTCAACACCTGGGACCTGCTCGGCAAAGCCGGCTATGACTGGTGGACCAAGATCGTGCGCAGCGAGCACTTCAACAGCCTGCAGTCCATCACCGGCACGCTGGTGGGTACGGTCGGATCCCTGCCCGAGGTCAGCGAGGGCGCCGAATATACCGAATTGGTCATTGGCGACAGCCCCGAAACCGCCGAGTTCGTCAAGTACGGCGGCTACATCCCGCTCACCTTGGAGCTGATCGACCGCGACGAATCCCGCAAGCTGGCAGCCTATCCCCGCGAATTGGCCGCCGCCGGCCTGCGCAAGATCTCGTCCCTGGTGGCCGCCATCTTCACCGCCAATTCTCACGTCGGCCCCACCATGGCCGACACCGGCGCCCTGTTCAACAACACCGCCGTCACCACCGCCGGCGGGCATGCCAACCTGCTCACCACTGCTCTGGCTGCCGCCGAGTGGGACGTGGTCTGCTCTGCGGTGTACAACCAGCCCATGCTCATCAAAAATGCTGCCGGTCACTACGGCACCGGCCCCAAAATGGCCATCAATCCGCGCTACCTGGTGGTGCCGCGCGCCTTGCAGCTTACCGCTATGAAGATCCTCTATCCCAGCCTTGAAAACGCCGCTCAAATCTACAGCGAGAACATGCAGCGCGGCCAGCCTGGCGACGTGGTCACCGTGCCTGAATGGACCGATGCCACCAATTGGGCGGCGGTCTGCGATCCTTTGATCGCTCCCGCCATCTATGTGGGCGAACGCTTCGGCATTCTGCCCGAGATCTTCATTGCCGGCGATAACCTCAGCCCGGCCGTGTTCACCAACGACGAGCACCGCCTCAAAGTGCGCCACTTCCTGGCCTGCTGGGTCAATGACTTCCGCCCGCTGCACAAATCCAATGTGGCCGGCTAAAAAGTCTAAAAAATCGAAAGGATAAAAAAATTATGGGTTATGTACATGACACACACATGAGCCAGTTCATCAGCCCGGCTGAATTTGAAATGTCAGCCGGCACCTGGGCTGTGGCTGAAAGTTCCAACGTCGTCAGCCGCGCCCGCAGTGCGGCCGACGCGGCCTTCACCGCCCTCATTCCCATCATAGCGTTGGCCAACGCCAGCGCCAATAAAGGCGCCAAGCTGAAAAGCATTGATGTCTGGTATGCCATCGGCACCGCCGCCGCGGATGATTTCGCTACGGTCGAGCTTGAAAAGATGGTGCTCTCCCCCGATGATACGGTCGTTGCCGGCGCGGCGGTGGACGTCACCCTGGACACCGGCCACGATACCGCCGCCGAAAGGCTGGCGGTCGATACTGATCACTGCATGACCATCACGTTGGACGATCCCGCCTGGATTGACGACGGTGATTGTTACTGGCTTAAATTGGTCGTGGATTGCGCCGCCACCACAGTTTTCACCTTCTACGGCGCGCGCGCCAATTACGATCTGAGGGTCTAAATCATGTCCGCCGCGCCCTGCCCTTCCCCCGCCTCCCCCCTCGCCGCTCCCCCTCGCAGCCCTCTGCAGGAGCAGAGGGCGGAGATGCTATACCCCGTGCGGCTTCCAGCCGCAAGGGGTCAGTACAGACCCCCTTGGGCTTCCCCCCCAACCACCCCCACACCCAGCGCGGTATCGTCTAAAACTGGGGGGCGCTCAAAGGGGGGAATAGGCGGGGGATATAGGGCACGGGGCATCCGCCCGCCGCTTGGCTTTCAGCCTGCGGCGGCTGCGGCGTCTTTTTCTTTCAAACTCAGGCAGCTTCTGCGTTCATTCTTTTCCTCCTTTTCGAAGCCCCCTGCAAGTGCAGGGGGCGGAGATACCAGCCTTTGGCGGCTTCATGCCGCGCAAAGGGTGGCACCGAAGCCCTCCGCAAAAGCAGGGGGCAAGAGAAAATTGAAGCGCGCGCGGCTTGCTGTATTCAATCTGTCACACGCTTTTGGCTTGCTGCTTGTTCATCGGCGGCTGACTTACCCCACCATCCGGCTGTATTTCTTGAAGTTCATCAAGCCCAAATCTGGTAGAATGCTGCCCTTTAGAAAGTTTGTTCTATGCTGCTTTTAGCATTAAATGGAAGCAACTCAAATTTCGATTTTTTATTCGTAGAAAAACCTTCAAATTCAAAAACAGGTAATAAATCACCTGTTCAGTTTTTTAGAGGCTCTAGCGGCTTCTACAATGCCCAAAGAAAGGATTTTTAAAATGGTTCCTCAAACGAATAGTAAATTCCTCAATTTGTTCAAATCGCGCAAGTTCTGGGCCTGCCTGCTGGCTGTTTTGGCCGCTGTCGGCGCCTGGTTGTATGGCGAGATCACGGTTTGGCAGCTGCTGCAGGCTGTTGTGGCTGCAGCAGCGGCTTACTCCACCGGCGTGGCCATTGAAGATTCCGGCATAGCTCGTTAATTCTGTCATTGCGAGCCAGGCAAAGCCTGGCGCGGCAATCTCGTTTTTTGATCAACAGAAAGGATAAATTTATGTCCGAATCTACCACCAAAACTCCCGCCGATGCCAAGCTCATTCAATCGATCTTCAAGCTGGATCCGCTCGATTGGGCGCGCTTTCCCGATGGACGCCTGGTTTTCATCGCGCAGGATGGCAGAAAGTTTTCCTACACCCAGCAGCAGATCGATCAGGCTTCCAAAAATCCGCCGGCTAAACTTTCAGAATCCAGCTCGGCGCATAAAACCGCGCCTGGTCTGTCTCCTAAGGTCGATCTTGGCAAGCTTATGCAGCCCGATCAGCCGGCGGATCCTGAATAAATCGCGCCCTGCACAGATGGGGCTGTGAAAGACCTCCCCCATCTGTGCGGCGCTTTGAGGATTTACTTATGTCCAATCTTGCCGCTTTCCGCACGCGCATTACAAATTCGCTCAACGATACCGCCGCCAAGTACACTACCGACGTGATCGATGAAGCCCTGCGCAAGGTGCTGGCCGAATATACGCGTGCCTTTCCCAACATCCTGACGCAGGAGATCACTATTGCCGCCTCCGGTCGTTCGCAAACTCTCACTGCCTGCACAAACTTGATCGCCGTCATCCAGCTGGTCCACCCCTATGATTCCACCCTCACCGATCCTTTTGCCTGCCAGCGTGAAGATTTTATGATCACCTGGCAGTCCGGCGTGCCGTTCGCTTTTTTCAGCGGCACCGATATCCCCCTGGCTGGCGAGAAAATGTTTGTAAAATATGCCGGCAAGCATACTATCACCAACCTGGATGCCGCCGTTGCCACCACCGTGCGCGACGATCACGAAAATTCATTGGTGGTGGGCGCAGCTGGCCAGGCCGCCATGATCCGCGCCTCCGGGCTCAATGAAACCTGGGGCGTCAAAGCCGGCGCCATGAGCCAGCTCATGCTGTGGGGCAACGATCAATACAACCGTTTTTTGCAGTTCTTGGCCGAGATCCGCACTGAACAGGCTTTCGATATCTTTCCGGATGCTTATTGGCCGGTCGATCAGTGGGACCAGTGATTATTATGTCTTTGCGAGCGCAGCGAAGCAATCTCGTTTTTCATCCTTCAATCCCAGTGAGGTTTCTTTATGCCGCGTGATCCGCGCTATCCCGATGTGCCGCTGGAACCTTTCGATCTTTGGGATAATACAGCCTGGGAATTTTTCCAGGTCAAGTACAAATGGTGCACGCGCGGACCTAACTGCCGCATCTGCGAAGCCATGCGCGGGCGTGTTTACACCTTCGATACCTGGGTTTCTTCCGGCGTCCTGCCCGGTTTTCACCTTTTTTGCAACTGTTATCTGGAAAAGGTGTCGGTTTCTACGCCCACTTCCTCCCTGGATGTCTTCGGCGCCGAGTTTCCCATTTGGCTGGATAATGCTTTCGTTTTCGGTTTCGATACTACCGGCTACACCGGCGGCGCCGGCGCCTGGGTGCCCTATAACCGTTGGCTCACCCGCCGCATTCAGGAAGAGCTTAATTCCGGCAAAACCCTCAAACAAGCGGTGGCTTTTTTCAATGAGCAGTTCCGCAAAGGCGAATTTTTCCCCTCCACGCTGCGCATGTTCGATCAGATCTTCGAATGGCGCGTACATACCACCTTGAAGCGCAATAGTTCCAGCCCCAGCGGCGGCAGCATCCTCAGCGAGGATCTATCCCCCAAGCCCAAGAGCCTGTACCCTGAAACGCCGGCTCAATCCTACCATTGGAGATGACCATGCCAACCATCGGCTCTGACTGCGATCTGGTGTTGATACACCCGGAAGTATCTGATGGGGACCCCGTCGGCTTTGTTTTATCCCCCGATTCCGCCAACTCCGGATCCTCTTTCTCTGTACAAAGAGAATTAGATTCGGATGGATATGTGCATGTCTTTATCTTCTTTACGATCCTGCTGGCTGATCAGCTGCGGCTGCCCAACGGTTCGATCGATACTTCCGGCAGGGATAGTACATATGCCCAGTTAATGGAATTTTTAGAGCAGGAAGATGGCCTGTCCATTGAAACCATCATCGGCACTTTCATGGGAGTTGGACCGCTCGGGCACTCCGCCACCGAGATGCACCTGGTGGATGCCAGTTACATTTCCTGCAAGTTCACCAACCTCAGCATCTACCATCCGCCCATTGATTCCGATATCTTGTTCGGCTCTCTTTGGCAGGCGGACACCCCGGAAGAAGACGCTTTCACTTGGGAGACTTCCGTTTGGAGATGATCAGTCATTGCGAATTGTAGGGCGGATTTTTATCCGTCGCTTATCTTTATTAGAAAGGAATTTCTATGATCTATGGCACATTTGATTCAAAAACCGGTATTTATGCATTCAATACACCCAGCAGAGGCTGGATGCACTTCAAGCCGCGCTGGTATGCCAACTGCTCCCAGGTGCGTGATTGGCTTAAAATTTACAATAAGTGCATTGAAGGGTACGACACTGCGCCTGCCGGCGCAAAAACCGTGCTGGTGTTGGCCAACATTCAGCCCAACTTGATGCTTTGGGATTCACTGAAGCAGCATTATGAGGGCATTTATGATCAATCGCAGCTGCACTACGTGGACTATTCGATCGCTGCCGGGCAAATGCCTGATTGGGCCAGCGTTTGGAAATCTACCGGTCATTTGTTAATCCATGAATTTGAATCTGGAAAGATTGCCTGGGTGCGCCCTGGTGACTTTATGAACGATGTTTATCAATTCTTCGTGGACTCAGCAGCTCCCGCACAGGATGAAACCGGCGAAGAAGAACCTGATGAAGTGGTTTATCCTGAAACTTCCACCGGTCTGCTGCTGCACCTCACCTGCCCGCATTGTGGACATGTTATTTTTTAGCTTCTTCCGGGCGCAGCCGCGCTCGGCCTCCGTTACTCTGATTGCCTCCGCGCGGCGCGCCCTGCATAGCGCTTTGCAATTTGCGTCTTCGCGCAGATCAAACCGCTGGCTGTCTTCGCTTCGGCTTGCCTTCGCATTCTGCTGCCTTGCCGCACAAAACCTAAACCAGCGGCTCGGCTTGCAGTGCTCAGGCTGCGCTTTCCAGCTCAACAACCAGCGGCAATGCTTTGATGCGTTCATCCGCTCGCGGACGGGCTGCGCACTACCGGAGCGCTCTGCAGGAGCAGAGCGTGGAGGTCCGTGGCCATCGGCGGCTTCCAGCCGCCAGAGGCCAGGGGCAAACGCCGCCTACCTATCCGCGCAATCCTGCGCTTCGCTTTCGTTTGCGCGTCTGCGGCGGGAAAACACCCGCCAGGCGGCTATCTATGCGCATAAATGCCCGCCGCATTGCTTCGCAGACCTCTGCAAGAGCAGAGGTCGGAGATACCAGCCTTTGGCAGCTTCCAGTTGCGCAAAGGCGAGGCACATCGAAAATTTGATTGTTCTTCCGGCTGGACGTCAGCCGGCGGCAGTCCCTCAATGCTGTGCCATAAGCCAACTTATCGCAAGCTTGAAAACCACAATCTTGCGATCAAGTTATGCCTTATGGCAAGCATTTTCGGGCGGGGTCTGCCTGCGAAAAATTCCTTGATTCGAGGTGAATTATGTCTTACCCGTTGAGTTCCCCTGTTTCCGCCGGCGACGCCACCCTGGCATCCCATTACAATAACCTGCGCTCCGACGCCCTTTATTTGGGGCAGCTGCCCGCCGACGCGGTCGCTCTGGCTTCTCTGCTCGAACGTTACGAATCGCGTTTAGCGATCGAGCGCCTGAATACTGATCAATTGCGCGTCCCGGCCTCCGCCGTTGAGCCGGTCTCGCTCATGATTGCCGGTTATATGTGCCAGGCGGTCGCCAATGTAGATCTGGCCGCCGATCAAAAACCTGCCGGCGCCGCCAATTCCTACTACATTTTCGCCAACCGCGCCGCCAGCTCCACCACTTTCACCCTTACGGTCTCCACGTCCATCACCGAAGCCGCCGATCAGCGCCGCATCGGGCGCTTCTACTGGGATGGCGCCAAGATAGAAAAGGATTCGATCCGCACCGAGCTGGCGCTGCACATTCAAGACATGCTCTATTTTGTTGAGCCGCAGACCTGCGAGGGGCGCCTTACGGCTTCCACCGGCCTTTCTGTTTCCGCCGCCGATGTGGCTTCCTCCGCCAATGTGTATTTCACGCCCCACAGCGGCAATCGCGTAGCCTTGTACGTTCCCAACTACGGCTGGCGCCTGTACACTTTCGGCGAGCTCACGCTGGATATTTCAGCGATTGATGCGGACAAGAACCTGGATATCTGGCTCTATGATAATGCCGGCACGCTCACGCTGGCCTGCTCCGAATGGTCCAACGACACCCTGCGCGCGGTCAACATCACCCGCCAGGACGGCATCTATGTTAAGAGCGGCGCCCCCAACTATCGCTACCTTGGCACGGTGCGTACCAGCGCCGCCGGTGAGATCTGCGATACCAAGTTGAAAAGGTTTGTTTGGAACTACTGCAACCGCGTGCCGCGCTCTTTTTATGTGCATGATGCTACTGGCACATGGACCTATTCCGTCCGCGCCCTGCGCCCCTGGAACAACTCCACCGCCAACCGCGCCCAGTTCGTGATCGGGGTGGACGAAGTCCTGGTGGAGCTCATCTTTCAGGCTTGCACTTCTGTGGCTTCTGGCGGCGATCACCTGATCGGCATCGGGCTGGATTCAACGTCAATTCAAGCTGCCGATTCCGTGTATTCTGATTCCACTTCCATTCCCACCACGCCCAAAACCGCCCGCTACTTTGGCTATCCGGGCATTGGCCTGCACTATCTGCAGCTCCTGGAATGCGGCGGCAACATTTCCTACGCCGCCACCTTCTATGGCTACACCGGCCCCGACGCCAACTCTTCCAAATCCGCCGCCATCGGGAGCATTGATGCTTAAGCCTGCCCTCACCGCGTATTGTAGGGCGGATTTTTATCCGCCATCCTCACATGTCATTGCGAGCGAAGCGATCGCGAAGCATCCTCGTTCGAGGAAGCAATCTCGTTTTTAATTCTTTTTTGAGAGGTCTTTTATGTCAGAAATTCTTGTAAATCCCGCCAAATTGCATCTGGAGCTCATCCAAGCCAGCCTGCCGTCCGTCAGCGTCGCCTCCGATGGCCGTGTCGATTATGCCCGTGCGCTCACGCCCACCGAACTGAAAACCGCTGAGAGCATTATTCAAGCCCACAATCCAGCCAAATCCACCCAGGAAGCCCGCATTGAAGCCTATTTTTCTGCCGGCATCACCCTTCAAGCACTGGTTTTCGCCTTATGGCAGAAAGCCATGCAGGAAGATTCAGCCTCTGCTGATCAGATCCAAGCCCTCATGGACCAGATCAATCAGACAATTAATTAAATGATCGCTATTCCCACTCAATGGTTGCGGGTGGTTTAGAGGTCAAATCGTAAACAACACGATTCACCCCCCTGACCTCATTGACGATACGGCTGGAAATGCGTGCCAGCTGGTCAAAGGGGAGTCGCACCCAGTCAGCGGTCATGAAATCAATACTGCTGATCGCTCGCAATGCCACTGTTTCCTGATAAGTGCGTTGATCGCCCATCACCCCCACGGTTTTAACCGGTAAGAGGACTGCGAAAGCTTGTGCGATTTTCTGCGGGATTTTTTCTGGTTGTTCCAGCCAGCCGGCAGCGCGCAATTCAGAAATGTAAATCTCATCCGCTGCTCTTAGGATGTCCAACCGTTCTTGGGTTACCTCTCCCAGGCAGCGCACTGCCAAACCTGGTCCGGGAAAGGGTTGGCGCCAGATCAGTTCGTGTGGCAGTCCCAATTCAATACCAATCTGACGGACTTCATCCTTAAAAAGATAACGCAGCGGTTCAACTAATGTAAATCCCAACTTTCTTGGCAATCCACCCACATTATGATGGCTCTTGATCACTTGGGCGGCGGATCGCTCCGGTGCGCGCGATTCGATCACATCTGGATAGATGGTGCCTTGCATCAGATAGGAAATGCCCTTTTGTTGGCGGGCGAAGGATTCAAATTCTCGGATAAAAGTCTCACCGATCTTACGCCGTTTTTGTTCAGGATCCACAACACCATCCAATGAGGTGAGAAAGGATT